AATTCTTCGAACTGGATATGCGCATCAACATGCGTGGCTTCGGCGTCGACGTCGATGCGGCGCGCGCAATGGAAGAAATGCGCGAACTGGCCGCCGCGCAGCTGGATTATCAAATGACGATTCTTACAAAGGGCGGCGTGCTCGCTGTGACGGAAATCGCAAAAATAAAAGAATTCGCGATGAACTTCGACGAGGAAATGGACGACGCCAGCAAGGAAACGTTGAAGTCGCTGGTGTTGCGCGCCGACTTACCCGACGACCTGCGCGCCGTGATTGAATTACGCCTGGATGCGTCGCGCGCGCCGAAGAAAGCGGCGGCGATCCTGCGCGCCCACGTCGGCGCCCGTATGCAGCACAGCACCATGTATCACGGCGCGCTGTCGGGTCGATCGACGGCACGCGGCGCCGGCGGTGCGCAATTATTGAACATTGCGCGCCCACGGCCAGGCCGTAGCGCCGAAGACTGCGAAGCGTTCCTAGCCGCAATTAAACGTAAAGACGTGGCCTATCTGTCGTCTAAAGAGAACGGCCCCATGCTCGCCGCGCTCGCCGACGCACAACGCTCGCTATTTTGTGCGACCTGGCCCGGGCACACGCTAGTCGACGCCGATTCGTCGGGCATTGAAGCCCGCATGGCGCCGTGGCTGGCAAACGACGAAGAGAAACTGTCCGACTTCGAAGCCGGCATCGATAGTTACAAGAAATCGGCCGTTACGATCTTTCCGCAAATCACGTATGAGACTTGCACAAAGGACCAACGCCAGATCGGCAAGGTCGCCGACTTAGCGCTCGGCTTCGGTGGTGGCGACGGCGCGTTCGCCAGCATGGCGGCTAATTACGGCGTGCACCTGCCGGCCGAGCAGGTTAGCGACATCGTGTTTAATTGGCGCGCAGGCCGCCCAGCATTCGAGGTGTGGTGGTCTACGCTGGAATACGCAACGCTGATTGCGCTGGACCAGCCAGGGCGCGAAATCGATGTGCCAATCGGGCGCGGTTTCTGCACAAAAATAGTCTTCTTTCGTGACAACGTTGCGTTGCGCATGCGCTTGCCATCGGGGCGCACCATCAGTTATCACAATGCGCGCCTACACTTGGAGCCGGGCGCGTCTGTGCCAATCGCGATCTACGACAAACCTGAAGGCTATGTCGAAACATTGGACCGCAAGATTATTTCGAACAATTTAACGCAAGGGCTGGCGCGTGATTTCTTTTGGGAGATTATGATCAGCATCGACCCCGTCGAAAAAATCGTACACCATGTCTACGACCAGGTCGTGCTGGAAGTACCGCGCGAGCGCGCCGATTTGCGACTAAAACAATTGATCGAACGAATGGGGATGGCGCCGAAGTGGGCGCCGGGTTTACCGCTCGCCGCCGCCGGTTATGTCAACGATCTGTGGCGCAAAGATTAGCCTTGCCATCGTGCTGAAATACACGTTACAATAGGCACACATTCACTTAACAGGATTCATCATGTCGGACACGAAACAGCACGACCCCGTCGACCATCCATCGCACTACACGTCACACCCATCGGGTATTGAATGCATACAGATTACCGAGCACATGAGCTTCAACCTGGGCAACGCCGTGAAATACATCTGGCGCGCCGATCTGAAAGGTGCCGCACTGGAGGACTTGAAGAAAGCTGTCTGGTATGTCGAACGCGAAATCGAAAAGCGCCAGCGTCGCGCTAAGCTGGAAAGCTACGCGGAAGAACTCGCGCGGCACGCTGGTATGGTGCAAGAAATAATAGAGCAGCGCGCCGGCTTTGTTTTTGCGCCCGATTTCAATGTCCATTATGGCTTGACTAATCCAGTTTCGCCTTTAACACAAGTCGTAGAGCCTGATAGCCCGAAGTGGGGACCTTGGCGGGCCGTTGCAGACTATGACAGCATGTTTCGGCTGAAACGTGTCGATGTCGAGGGCAGCTATCAGTACTACAGCGATCTGCAGGAAAACCCGGTGCGTTACACGCATCAGGACAACGCGGAAGGCTTCGCACAGATATTGAACGAAACGATTGCCGACTTGACAAAAACTTGACGCTTTGCGCAAATGTCTTTACACTTTGTGCATATTCAATTAGGAGAATGATAAATGTCTACTGTCAAAGAAGCAATCGATTACATGTCCGTGCCGCTAGACCGGCTGACGTTGACCGATCTCACGGACGCAATCGGCGTTGCTGAATCGGCTGCGTTGCTGCAAACATCGGCCCGTGCCATCTACACCGTGCGCAACACGAAATCGATTTCGGTCGAACGCGTCTTGGCACTGCGCGAACACATCCGCACCAATGAAACGCACTATCGCGAACGGCTGACGATTTTGCGCGAAAAGCAAAACGCACGCAAAGCCGACCGCGCGACGGCTGCAGCATAAGCGGTGCACTATAAAACCCACTAAGGACACACACCATGAATTTGCAATTTGATAGTTTAGTCGAACTGAAAGATTTCTTACATTTCGTGGGTTACGGTAAAGACAAAGCCGTATTCGCGATCATGGGGACCGACGAGTCGTCGGCTTCCGTGATCGCGAATACGGAGGGCGCCGCGTTGCAAGAGCGCATCAACGGCGCTGCTGTGGCTGCGGTAATTGCCGATGAATCGTTCGTAGCCGGAACCACAGTTGCCGAGACCGAGGCAAAGCCGGCGCGCCGTCGTCGTTCGAAAGCCGAAGTCGAAGCAGATAAAGCGGCAAACGCAACGCCGGCCGAAGGTAGTTGGCCGGTTGCGGGTCAAGACGCGGCGTCAAAGGGCGCCGACTCGCCATTCGCTACAACGACCGAAGACGTGGCCGAAACAGATGCGACACCTGAACCGGTTGCGGATGAACCGGCGCCAAAGACGGATCACCTGGTCGGTAATGACGCTATCGATGCGAAAATGTACATGGCCGAACGCATCGGCGCGCTTGGTGTCATCAGCCCGGTCGCGCACTTGACCATCTGCCGGCAATTCATCGCAGCGCACAGCATGGGGCCATATATCCGCACAATGCAGCTCGTCGATGGTCCTGGCGAAGTACCGAACTTTAACGATGACCATCGCGCGCAGCACGTCGCCGCAATGGAATACGTCAACAAATCGCTCGGCGGTAAAGCGCTGGAAATACCTGTCGCATAATTACGACACGCAAAAAATAAAGCCCGGCGCGCCGGGCTTTATTTTCGTCTACTGGTTTGTTATTTGATCGCCATGCAGTCATTCGCGACGCGATGCAATGAATCGAAAGCGAGGCGGATCGGATCGCACGTAGCATCAACGGCGCGCGTTGGCGGTGCTTTAGCGCCCGGTAAGATAGCGATACCTTCGGCCATTGATGGATGCAGTGGTGACGGCAGATCGTCAAACGATGACCACTTCGCCTCATGGTGCTCATTGTTTAATTTCGGGTCGAATGCCTTATCAATGACCGCTCCGTAGCAAGCAAAGCCGTCGCGAGTTTGCCACAATGGCGCGATCGGCCCGTCATAGGTGTAGTCGCATTCTTCGCGCGTTTCGCGCCGCGCGGCGTCTTCCGGTGTTTCACCTGCCTCAATGCCGCCGCCAGGTAACGCCCACGTTCCTGCATGTGGCGCGCCTGCACGTTTCATCAGCAGAACGCGGCCATCATGTAAAAACATGATGCCGGCGGCGGTCGGGTTCATTAGGTCGGCGAAGGCTGGATGCGGCTAAAGACAAGCTGGATGACTGCCGGCTGCAAAATCTTTTTGCCGCTCGGTGCTTTGTAGCTGCGCATATAACCTTTTTTCAGATCATAGCGGCGGTTCAAATCGGGAAGCGTCACGGTCCAATCGTGCTGTAATTTAGTCCGATTGGCAACTTCGTAATTCCAGATATTTTCGAACAGCAACAGCGAGGGGCTATCGGCCTGCAGCGTAACCGTAAACGGCACTTCGTTGTACACGAAGCCAGCCGACAGATTGCCGTCGATACCCATAGAGTACTCGCCATTTTCCACTTCAGTAAAATCGTAAGCATCATCGGCTGCATAACCCTGCAGGCGTTGCGCCGACGGGTACAGCGCTTCGACCGTTGCGAGAATGGCCGAATTCGCGACCGTTAGAGTGCCTGCCATAGTAAATGCTCCTTAGATAACAGCGCGGGATGCTACGTTCAATTTCTGGATGCTGCCACCGTCGCAATACCACAGCGCAGCCGCTGGCGACGTACGATTCTGGCGCGCTTGCGCTGGATTGGCAGGGTCGCCGATCAGCAAATACCAGCCGACAGACTGTAGCATGTCGGAAATGACGCGACCGGCTTGCGAGTTGACGAGTTGCTGCTGGTTCTGCGACAACGTGACGCCAGCGCGGATAATGCCCGATGTGATTGCGGCATCGATCACGTCGACGCCGGCGCGGTATTCGGCTGTGTAACCGTCGGCGTTATACGGCAGCGAGTTGTACGCTAGCATCGACTCGAAGAACGCGCGCTGCAACTCACGATTCAAATAAATCTGGTCCAAGTAGGTGTCGGTCCACAAGAACTCGCCCGAACACTTGCCATCGTAGAAAATAGTGTAATTGTTCGCGGCGTTCGCGTAAGCGCCGATATAAGTATAATTGTTCGACAACAACGCGCGCGATGTCGCGACACTGGACGCGGTTGCCGGCGCGCCTGCGGCGGATTGGCGGAACGCGAGTGTCGCGCGGCCGTTCGGCACGTCGAAATTGATCGCGGCGGCGTAACCCATCGCAGCGCCAGCCGTTGTCTGGTCACCATACAGCGGCAACGTGCCTTGATACGGTGCGGCAAACACTTGTGAGCCGAACGCTGCCGTATTGTTTGCAATCGTACTTGCGGCTTCCAGATCGTAGGACACGTACAAGAATTCAAAATTGAGCGTGCTGTTGTGCTGAGCCAACGCGAGGCGATCGGCGATGGCCGGCACCCAAGCTGTCGTGAACGTGCCAAAATTTGTTGTCGAATTCAAGGCACGGTCTAGCGCTGCACCAATCGTCGTGTCGCCGGCAGCGCCCTGGCCTTGCAAGACCGCACCCGAGGCGGCCGACAGGCCGACGCCATCGGCGAGCGTGCCGGTGACTGGCGAGACTTCGACAGTGCTGCCGGTCGCAGTTGTCGCCAGCAAGAAACGGCCGCGCTGGGCATCATAGGTGATCGTGAAATCGGGGGATGTGAACCCTGCCAGCATCAACGCGGCGGCCGAATTGAAATCGGTCGCGGCAGACAAATTAATCGTCGAAGACGTGTGCAGTGCGGCCGTCGTCACGATCAACGTGCCCGTCAGCGCTTTCAGCTGGGCGAGCGTGATATTGAGTTGCGCGCCGAATACTTCGGCCGGCGACGGCGAGGCGTCATAACGTGCGAATTGCAAATCAAACGGCAATTGGCCGCCGTTGACAGTGCCGGGAAAGTAATAAGTCGCAAGCGTGGCTTCCGGCGATTCGGGACCGAACCAATCGATCACATCGTTCGTCAAGCCGAAAATCAACACGTCGCCGAGGGGTACGGATGGGTCTTGCGTGAGCACGAGGCCGGTGATCAGCGAAGGCGCACCGCCGCCATCGACCACGCCGGGCTGCATTGTTACGATTTCTGAAATTGGAATGGTAGACATGCTGGCGTATCCTCGCGTTGTCGTGTGGGCGGCACGAAATAAATGCCCTGCGCTCATTTACAAGCGATTCTAGCACTGCGCCGCCACTACGTGCAATTTAAACGCTTACTGGCAAATTGTCGGCGGGGACTTCGATCGTGACAGCAGGTGCGGTCGTAAAGAAGTCTTGCGGCAACGCAACAGTTTGATTCACTTGCAGGTAAAGTTTCAGCATAAATCGCTGTTCGTACTGGTTTTCGCCATTGGTGATATTGAGCTGTTGCGGCTCGTCGGCGTAGAGCACCTGGAACGGCAGCGCGTTGTCGGTCGCATAGTTCGCCATGAAGGTAGAACGCCAGGCAATCGCGATCGCATTCGCGTAGTCTGGACCCGCTGGCCCGTAGCAATCGACCTGATACGAATAGGTGGTGTGGCGCCCGACGATGACGAGTTGATTTGTGGCGTCGTAGTCGTGCCGCACCTGGTCCTGGCGCACATTGATGCCTGGCGAAATCGCGACATACGACCCGAGCGCGGTCGCTGTCATGTTCTGAAAGCCTTTAAAAATATTCGGCGCGACAGCGTCATCGAACAAGTTTTTGATGGCTTGCCACACGCCATCGAAAACCTGGTCTTCGGTCGGCGTGAGTATAGCGGCCATTACGGGTTAGCTCCATTTTGTAATTGGGCGACAAGCGTCGCGATATCGGCGGCGTTTAGCTGGCGCGTCACTTCGAAGCAACACCAGCCCGGCCACCATTCCAGCACTTGCGAAATGTAATACCAGCGCTCGGCCTGATCGGTCGTGCGGGCAAATTGCACCACATCGCCACCGGTGCCCGCAGGTCGCTCAAGGTCCGAGAAATTGCCGTAAGCGTAAATCGTCAAGTAAGAATTCGAGTATTCGAGGCCGTTTTGATGCCGCAACGGGTCGTGTTTCTGCGCTTGCACCTGTAGCCGCGCAGCGACAGCGGCGAATGTCGCCGTTAAAATGCCGCGCACTGCGGTACGGCCTGTCGACACGTATACCGTGCCATCGACGTCTGCATTGACCGTTTGAATCGCGCCGCGCACGACGCCGTGTAAATTGAACGTCATGTTGTCTTCGCTTCCGATTTGATCGAATTCGTCAAATGCCCTGTCAGCACCAGACCGTGATTAAATCCTTTGTATTCGGCCCAGGCTTTCGAATTATCCGCCGGCCAAGCCTGTATCTCGTCCTGAATGTCTTCGGCCATAACCTGTCCAATCGTCGTCAGCGCGACCAGTGGCGCAACACCCGAAACCGCGAGTTTAACGAGGCCGTCCGCCCATTCTTTTTTGTGCTTCGCCACGGCTTGCGCGATGAAAGGTCGCGGGTGATTTTGCCCGACGCCATAATGCAGGGCGGCGGCAATTGTCGCGACTTTCATCCCCGCACGCGGATCGGGCGCCTTCGCGCCGGTCTTCGCGTTCGTCAACGTATCGGCGGGGTATGTCGCGTCGGCGAGGACGCCTGCTTTGACTTCGCCCGACGCATAGCGCGAGAACACGGATTTATCCAGGCCGCGACGCGTGACGCTCATACGCCGCCCGGCACGTAATACGGCGGCGAACCATAGGCGCGCGCAAACCCGATGCCGCTGCCACCATTCGCCACGTAGCGGAAACTGCGGAAACGAACGGTTGCCATCCAATACATTGCGCCGTATTTTGTCTGATTCCACCACGGCGCGCTGCCGTTCTGGTTTGTGACTTCAAGTTGAAAACTAGTCGTGACAGTGCCTTCGGTTGCCGACGTGATGCGCCCTGGCGGCGTGTTGTCGATCGTGCCATCGGGGCGCGCGACAGGCGCGGTCCCGTATAACAGCAACAGATGCGCGACTGCCATGTAGAACAGCTGTGTGCGGAAATTCAGGTCCATCACGGGCGAGTTGTCGGTATTGTCCAGGAACGTATATTGCGCGATATCGAACATGCTTTGCATGCGCAGATTCGTCGTGCCGGTAAATTCCGGGTAGAACGCAACAAATGCTACGGGGTCAAATACGACAATTGCCATGATGGATTCCTGATGAAGAAGCGCCGCTGCTTATTATGAACCTTCGCCCGGATCGCGGCTACCTTCGATTTGAATCAGCGCCGACGTTTTCGCCGCTTTGGCCGGATTGCTCGGGTCGATGGCTTCGAATCCTGCGTCAAATCCTTTGCGTTCGCCCGCCGCGTCGGTTGCATCTTCCCGCTTGTTCTGCGCAAACACGGTGCCGTTATGCAGCCACTTCGCGCCGGGGTGCTTCTTGTAAAAAGCGACGACTGCGTCCCATACTTGCGACTTGACT